TATCTTTACGGATTAAACGTATTCGAGATCAACTACAAAGAAAAAGAAGGTCTTGTATACCCAAGACTCGTGCAGCGCGATTTTAGGCAATTTAAATTTAACGACGCGGGCGAGTTCGTGTTTAGCGCCGGCGGAAGCGAACAGAGTATTCCGCCTTTAAAAGTTATATATGCATTAAACAGAGCGAATTTTAGAAAAGTATACGGAGACGGGCTACTTAAAAAGCTGTATTTTCCCGTCAAAATGAAAAACGCCAGTTTAAAATTTTGGTTTAGGTTTTTAGAAAAATTCGGATCGCCCTGGGCGATAGCAAAAACTAGCTACGAGCCCGATGAAATGGCTGCGGAAGTGCAAGCTATGCTTAGCGGCGATAGCGCGGTCATAGACACGGACGAGGAGATCACCCTCGTGCAGCCTACCTCAAACGTAGATTTCACTAGGCTTCCCGCATACCTCGACAATCAAATCAGCAAGGCTATTTTAGGCGCAAATTTAACTAGCGACGTAAAAGAGGGAAGCTATGCCGCGGCAAAGACACATAATGAAATCAGAGAGGATTTGGCCGCAAACGATGCTAAAATTTTAATCTTCGTGATGAACAAGGCTATAAGTTTTTTTAAGGAGATCAACGGCTATAACGGCGAGCTTTACGCCAAACTATTCGACGAAGACGCTCCTAATACTGAGCGCGCTGCAAGAGACAAGACGCTATACGATATGGGCTTTGCTCCGACCAAAAAATATATAACCTCGACTTACAATATTGAGATCGACGAAAATGCCAGGGTGCAAGAGAAAAATTTAAAAGCCAATAAAGCGAATTTAGCAGCCTTAAAAGGCTCTTTAAAGGCTTTAGATAGATTTGATAAAGCCACGGACGAGATGGATATAGAAGACGGCGAGATAGAAGCGGCTTTAAACAAGTTAATCGCAAGCAGCGAGACTTACGAAGAGGCTTTCGATAAGCTTTACGAGCTTTACGATCTACCATTTGAAAAGCTTGAGCCCTTGATGTTTAAAGCCGTAGCCAATGCCCAGATGTTGGGATATCTAGATGAAATTTAGTTTTTTCGAGGAGCCTACGGCGGTTTATGAATATTTAAAGAGCAAAAAGCCCCAAGCGCACTTTGATTACGACGAGATCGTGCACGACGCCCACAAAAAAGCTTTTACGATAGCCAAGATGACAAATTTAGACCTTTTAAAAGACATGCAAAGTTCGCTTACAAAAGCTTTTAAAGACGGCATTGGGTTTGACGAGTGGAAAAATAGTGTAAAGCCTATGCTGGCAAAGAAAGGTTGGCTGGGAAATATCAAAGTAAAAGACCCAAAGACTGGCGAAGAAAAAGAAATTTACGTAGGCAATAGAAGATTAAGAACTATATTTAACACCAATATGAGAACATCCTACGCCAAGGCTAGGTATGAAAGCCAGATGCAAAGCCTAGGCGAATACTTCCGTTATACAGCAGTGCTTGATAACAGAACAAGAGAAGCTCATAGAAAGCTTCACGGCAAGACCCTGCCTAAGACGGATAAATTTTGGGATACCAACTATCCGCCAAATGGCTGGGGCTGTCGCTGCAAGGTACAGGTGCTAACTGAGGCCGAATGCGTAGCTAGAGGTATCGTGCCACTTACAGATGGCTCTTTTTTACCTCAAGCTGCAGAAAAAGACTTTAGATACAACCCAGGCAAAGTAGATAAAACAGACGAAATTCTAAAAGATAAGCAAGATAAGGCCTTGGGCGCCATCACTTCAACTCTTGCAAAGAAAAATTTAAAACAGACATTAGAAAACTTCGAGCACGAAAGAGATATTTATGTTTGGCAAAAAAGCTTAGATGATGCAGTAGATGAGCTTTTGGTAAAGAAAAATTTAAAAGCTCCAATAGTCGCCTTTGCGCTCGGAAAACTAGGTAAAGACGTCATAAAAAAGAGCGAGAAGCTGCTGGGTGTCAAAATAGAGACTGAGCATATAGCAGGAGACAAACACGGCATACTCCACATCAGACCTGAGCGCAAAAGGCAATACGGGCAAGATTTGCGAATAGAAGAGATAAAAAAGATAGTAAAAACTTTAGCCGATGATAAAACTCCCGTAAGCGTAGATACCGTGAATAAAAACATCGTATTTTGGTTCGAGGATGAAAAAGATGCGAGCAAGATAAACAAGATCGTCATAGACCTAAACTACAAATTGAAGAAATTCGGACTTACTAATTATATGGCGACGGCAAGCAAGGTAGACAAGACTAACGAGAAAGAAGCACAATTTATAAAAATCAGATGACGGCGGGAGTTGCACCCGCAATACAGGTCCGATCTCGCTAGGCGAGCACCTATCGACTACTACATTGCGATCATCAATCATCTGATTAGCACTAATTATACCACTCTCAAGGAATAAAGGCAAATGATAGAAGTTAAAGGCTTAGAAGAGCTGCAAGCTAAGCTAAAATCTCTACAAAATATCGAGAAAAAAACCAAACCGCTAATGCAAACGCTAGGCAATATCTTACAAAACGAAATAGAAGCTAGTTTTGAGAACGAGAGCAGTCCGTTCGGACAAAAATGGCAGGCCTTGAAACCTAGTACGATTAGGCAAAAACAAAAATTAGGAAAGTCATCTAACATTTTAAGATCAGACGGAAATTTGGCAGATAAGTGGGTAGTTAAAGCAGACGATAAAAAAGCCACGGTATCTAACAATACGAATAAAAACGGCTTTGCTTATGGACTAGTTCATCAATTTGGCACCAATAAGGCGGGACGAAGTAAAAACGTAAGAATCGCAGCTCGCCCGTTCTTGCCGGTAGATAAAAGCGGAAAATTGCCAGATAAAACCGAAGAAGTCGTAAAAAAAGTAGCTATAAATTTCGTAAAGGATAGCTTTAAATAGCGACCCTCTCTAGTTCGAGTTTACCTTAGACTGATCCGAAGCATTTTGGTCGATTACTTTCAAAATAGTAATTTCTTTAATCTTATCGTATTCCGACACTATTCTTAAAGATAATTTAATCTCTTTTTCATTGATGCTTGCCGTTGCGAGTTTTAGTCTAGATTCAGCATCTATAAGATTGGCTAACACCCACTTCGTTTTACCTTCCACTATAATCTTAAATGTTTTTCTACCGTCGTTGCTTATCTCATATCCAAGTATTTTAAAGTTATCTTCTATATCTTTAGTCTTTGTGGTGTCGACGATTTCTTTAAAATCATAATCTTGTTTATTATTATAAGTAATTTGCTGCTCTTCGGAGTTAAATTTTGCCTTTTCATCATCTCTCAATATGCTAGCAGTCGTTAATTTTGGAGCGTTAACAGCATTTTGTAGGTCTTTATTTGATGCTAATGTGGCAATAATTTGGCGATTTTCTCGTTCGGATTCAATATTTTGCGTCTCTTTAAGGTACGAAATATAAGCAGAAAATGACATATATAAGAGGGCCGACAGAATTATAGTAATGACTATTTGCTTTTTATCTCTGCTTTCCATATCTTTTACTACCTCTAAAATTTTTTTAACAAAATCAATAGCCATTTGCAAGCTTCCGCGTTCAAGCTTGAAATTTATGAGTTGATTTTTTTCTATGCCTTTAATATCAAAATCTTTTTCTAATATACTAACCATTTTATAAAAACTATCTTGATATGCTAGTACAATCTTTGCTATATCCGCGTTTATATAGTTAATATCATAGTTATCGAACCTGCCACCGCTTAGTTTTATAGTATGGGTAAGATCGCCTATTTGTTCGATATTTATATCTTCGCCGTTAAATAATCTACGTTGCGCAGCAATTAAATCATCAATGGTATTTATAGTAATGTTTTCGACCATAAAAATCCTTTTTGTTGTGAATTATAGCAAAAAACTAAGTTTTTAGATTGTTTAAAGAAAAGTGCAGGAAAGAGGGCGCATTTACTCGAAAAAAACTAGGCTCTTATCTCTTTGATTATGGCGCAAACACTGTTATAGCTCAGGCTATGCTTCGCGGCGATCTCGCGAATGACGACCGGGCTTGGTTTACCTAGCTTTATGCCTTCTTCGTATTCTTTGAGTATATCGTAGTTTCTAAACGTACCTTTGTAGCTTGGTACGTAAATATTTGCTCCGCCGTATTCTTTGATGATGTCGGCCATGCTTTCGCTCTCTTTGACGCGGTTGTAGAACTCGGCGAATATATCGAAGCTATTTATCATTTGTAATATTTATCTTTCATTTGAATAAGGGCTTGCACGACGTCGGCGGCATCGCTCCTTGATAGAAATTTAAGATGCAAAGGTCTGATTTTAACTATCCTAAAGATGAACTCTCTTAAAGCCATGCCTGTTTTTACGTTGGCTATCTCTTCCCAGATACCAGCCATAGTTTCAAGCTGCTTTTTGGTAGCGTATAGGCTGCCTTTAGCGGGCGTTAGATCTTCGCCGGCTACAAAAGAAGGACTAGACATCTTAATTGCTTTGGTTTTACGGGTTGCTTTGCTTTTTCGCACAGGTCTTTTAAAATTTGCGCCTTTATGGGGCTTATATCCCACGACCTCTAGCACAACCCTAAGCTCCTCTATACTTAGCTCTTTCAGGCTATCTTTGCCAAATTGCGCCCGTAAATATACTTTCCTACACTCGTCATCCACGAAATAGTTGTGCTTCAATGTTTGTATCATTTTTATATAGTATTTTTTTAGTTCGCTCGTATTCATCTCAAACCGCCAAATTTAAGGTATTTTCCCTTATAGTTGTAATAGTTGTATCGGTTGTAGTCTCCGCTTTACAACTATATATCACGCTCTTGCCAGTTTTACGGCTAAACCATAGCTTGCCGTCGAATTTATCCAGGCAATCCCTAGCCGTTCTATCGTCTTTTTCGTAGTTCATAGCGTTTAACAGCTCGGTCTTATTTGCCTCACCGCCGGCTAGTATCTTTTGTGCTAGAGTAGTAAAATTTAGCTCGTATTCGCTCATCCTAGCTACTTCCACGTCAAGCTCGTTTAGTTCTAAATTTAGCGTTTTTACACAAAAACCGCTATCTTTTACTCCGGCTCTTTCTTTGGCTACTTCAAGTAAGAAATTTAACTCGTTTTCCTTGCTAGGGCGTTTTAGTAGATGATACATAACGTCGAGAGAATTTCTTATATGGTTGCTGCCTTGATAGTTTTTACCGTCTTTGTTAGAGTGGTGAAGGATGATTACGGTAGCTCCTGCTTCGCGTAAATTCTTAAGCGCGCCGAATAGCCTATTTATGCGGTTGTCGTTATTGATGTCTACGAAATCCCGCAAGCTATCCAGGATAAAAACGCAATCTTTGTAAGCTTTGCCTACGGCGTTTTCTTCTAGCTTTAAAACAAGCTCGAATCCGCAAAGCTCCAAAGTGGAGCGCTGGATATAATTCATATTCTCGTAGCTTTCTATAAGTAACCTATCTACGCCGCGCTGTTTGAGTACGCCTACTGGGTTGTCGTAGTCTATGAAAAACACCCTTTGACCCTCTTTGCAAAGTTTTTTAGCTAGAGCAAAGGCCATGTAGCTTTTGCCAGTGCCACCGTCCGCGTAGATCAGTGTGATTAGCTGCTTTACTAAAAAGCCCTCTATCAAAAACTCGACCTTTTCGTTGAAACTATCCTTGGTTAGGCTAGAACTTTTTAAAAACTCGAAAATTTCGCTCATTATAATCCTTTTTTCCACAGCTCTTTCTCTAAAAATCCACGGCTTAAACCACTGCACCTAGCTAGTTTTGATACGTTTAGCTTTCCGTTTTTAAAGCGGTAAAAACTAAGATCGTAGCTTAGGACATTATTGAGTCTAGCTTGATACAATGATCTCTTTTTTGCGTGTAGATTATCAAGGTGATTTTTTTGTTTAGTTGTCAAACCATCTTTCCTTAAAATTAAACCTTTTAAAGAGCGTTAAAGTGGTTTAAAACGCTCTTTAAAGGGCTTAAAGCCCTTTATTTGCTATTTATTTCCTCTTTAAACTTTTTTAATTCCTCATAGTCGAATTTGCAGATCGCTAAAATTATGATAATGCATAGACATAAAACCGTCATCATATAAGGAACTAGCGCCGTAGTTATTATCGCGACGATCCTTTTAGGTTCTCTTTTTCGTTCGGATTTAGGGATTACCATCCTAGCGGTTATAAACGTTACGATAAAGGCATAAACGTTTAAAACTAGTCCCCACATCAAAAAACTTAGCATTTTTAAAGCCCTTTAACGCAAATTCTTAATTTTTCTCGTCTTACAAACCTAGGTAAAAGCCTATTTTTGCTATCTTTTAACTTTTTAAAGTCGCACCAATAAATTTGAAAATCGCTCTTTATCTCGTTCATTTTCCTATCTCCAGGCTCTCTATCTTAGGCACTATCCTAAAATTATCTTTCACTACTCTTTTAAGACCGAGTTTTACTAAATCCTCGTCTTTTAGCTCCGCAAGTGCTTCCTTGTTAGGCTTTTCTTCATATATAATGCACTCTTTACCTAATCCAAATGCCTTTATTGAGCTTAACAAACTCTCAAGCTTGGCTTTTACGGTAGGTACTCTTACACTCTTACTTATGCGGTATCCTATCTCTCCAAAGGTAAATTCTTTTGAGCGTTTTTCGGCAAATTCAGCCTTATTGTCCTCACAAAATAGTGTGATTTGCTGCTCAATGTAGCTTTTTTCACTCTCAAGTCTTTCAACTTCACTCTTTCTAGCTTCTTTTATACGGTTACACTCAAGCGTTACTTCGCCGTTAATTTTTTCTATACCTACGCTTACTTCGCATAGTCTTTTTAAAGCGACGTCTACGTCGCTAAAACTACTTATTTGCATACTCTCTCCTTTAAATTTCTAACTCACTTATGCCAAGCTCTCTTGCATATTCTCTTTCTATATCCATGCCTTTTGAAAATTCACTAGCTGGATGCTTTGAAAAATACACATAAGAGCAGTGACTAAGCATTTCAAGTCCAGCCTTTAGCACCTCGTCTCTTTGCTCCTCGCTAAACACACCACTAAATGCAAGCACAGGGCTAAGCGGTATATATCCAGCTTCTTTTACCTTTCTGCACTCTTCTTTAGCTACCATGCAAGCCATAAAGTCAGCATTTACCTTACCGCTTTTAAAGGCAGCATAAGGGCTAGCAACATATACAAGTCTCATTGTCTCTTTCATCTATCTCCTTTGTAAAATTTTGACTTAAAAAAGCCCTCTATTAAGGGCTTTGTAAAATCAACTTTATGCGCTCAATATATCAACAAGTCTCATTGTCTCTCGCTCGTATATACCAGCTCCTATCATCTTAAAATACTCATTTGAGTAGTAGGCCTTTTCGCCTTTAATAAGCTCAAAGTGCTTAAATTCATACTTTGGCATATGGCATTTTTTGGCATGCTTCACGCCATAAATTTCGCCATTTCTACAAAGACTTATCTCAAAGCCTTTTGCTCTCATTGCACTCATAAATTCTTCTTTTTTCATCATCTCTTCAAGTTTTCTTGCTTGTGTCATTTTTTACTCCTTACAACTATTACAACTATTACAACTTTGTTAGATCGCAAGCAGCGATCTTAGTCTTTAGTATTGGTTCTTAGGCGGTTTTTAGCCGCCGCTAAAGAACGTTACAATAAAAGCATCTTTGTAGCCTCTTTGACTACGTCTTCGTTTATAGGGGTCTTTGCGTATTCGCTTAGCATCTTTGCCCTTCTTAGCAGCTTTTCGGTCTTTCTGAAATTTCCTTTAGCTAGCGCTTCTATTAGATCAATGCATGGTTTTTGCGTTACGCCGAAGTTTTTGCAAACTGCTTCTAGGTCGTCTCTTATTTTTTTCTTGTCCTCGTCTACATAGGAAAGCCCGCCCAGTATCCATTTGTTTCCTACTCTCGAGCTTAGCTGTTCTAGCTCGTTTCCACTCTTTGAAGCTGTTAAATTTATGAGCAGCTTGTTTGTACCCACAAGCACCAGAGTAGCACGACTAAAATCGTGCATCCTGCGCAAGCTTTCAAGCGCGCGGTAAGGCAAATGCTCGGCCTCGTCTATAATGATCGTTCTGCTTACCTTTTTTAGAGCTTCCGCGCTTTGACGTATTAGCTCGTCTATGCTTCCTTTGTCGTTTAGTCCGAGCTCTCTAACTAAAATTTTAAAAAGGCTCTTTGCGGATGTATTTATGGTGGCTTCAATTAGAATGCTGTCTGGATGCATTCTTACGTATTCGCGAACGGCTCTTGTCTTTCCGCTGCCAGCTACTCCGCTTATCATTGCCATATCTCTATCTTGTACCGCCCAGCCGATCACCGCGTGTATGCTTTTGGCGTCCTTGGTTTTTACGAAAGGTAGCTCGTCTTGTAAAACGTCCACTTTTTGGATAAAATTGTCAAGATAGTTCTTAGCTGGCTCTTCTACTTTGTCGGCATACTTGTAGCTAGAGCCTTCCTTTATATATCCCGAGATATACGCGGGATTTATTCCCAACGCCGTAGCAAATTTGTTCTGACTCATACCGCTTGTTTTATTAGCTTCGATGAAGTCTTTTATTCTGTCTGCTAACTGCATTTTTCCTCCTTTGACTTTGGTTTTTAAATGTTTTAAACGCCGTTTAATAGGACTTTAAACGACCTTGAAAACATTTTTATTCTCCGCTTGCTATCTCTATGGCGTCGTCTACGGAAAATTTCTTTTTAGTCGTTCTCTCTGCGGTAAATTCGTTTAATTTGTCATAATCAAACCCCGCATTTATTATGTTATTTACCTCTTTTTGCCTTTTTATGGTCTCTTTTAGCGTCTCTATCTTGTCGTCGTCTTCGTAGTTAAAGTTTTCAGGTTTTAACGCCTCTTTATGGGCTTCAAGCATTACTTCGAGGTCGTAATTTACGTTTAGTCTCGTAAATTCGCTAAATTCGGCGCGTTTGATGACGGCTCTTATGGTTCTCATATTCTCTTTGAATACCTTTTTGACCATCTTGTAGGTCTCGGCACTCATCGGACATATATTTTTATCTTTTGCCTCACAGATGAAATTTCCTTCCAAATCAAATACGAATATCGAGCTTACGTCGTCTATGTTTTCGCTAACTAAAACCTGCGTTCCCACTGGTGGCAAAAACGCACTAACGAAAATGAGCGCCTCGTAGCTGATACCCTTCTTGCCGACCACCCTAGACTCCAACCCTCCAGCATGCAGCATAAATTCCTCTTTTCTTACGCCTTTTAGCGGTGTAGTATCAGCGTTCCACCTTTTTATTGGGCTGCTCCTTTTTATGCCCATCAGATCCCAGGTTAGCACCTCGGCTTCAAATCTAGCTCTTGCTTGATCGAGCGTGAGAAGATACTTTAGGTTTGTCTTTTTAGGAAGTCCGTTTTCGTCCTTGGCATGCCTATCTTTTTTGGGTGTTCTTTGCTCGATGGCTTCACGCATAGCTAGATTAAAGCCTAAATAACCTGGGGTTTGAGAGATGCCAGCGTGTTGAAGGGTACCAAAATGCCTCTCCACAAAGCCCTTTTCGTCGCCGCTATATGCGATTGCTCTATCGTAGTCGATGTGCAGACCATTTAGTAGATACTGAAACTGCTTGCTTAGATAGTCCTTTCCGTTATCACCTTTGATATAGTCTGGTTTGCCTAGTGTATTTAAGGCTTTCCACATTAGTCTTATAAGGCCTAACGCATTAGACTCCCTTTCTATGCTAGCTACGCATCTGCCACTATAAATGTCTACAAAACTTAAGATATTAGCTCGTATAGCCTCGCCTTTTTCTCCATCCCTTACCATCACGTCAAGCGGCGAGCTATCTATCTGCCAGCATTGATTGCGCCTGGTTATCATCTCACCTTGATCTCCCATGGCAGGTTGCTGATAGCTTTTTGCTTTATCTTCGCCTTTTGTGATCATTACGTATTCTAATCGTTTGCTAGAGTCGTCATAATAGCCGTCTAAATACCTTTTTATCACCCCAGCATCAAAGAGCGGCTTTATATCTCCGCTTATAAATTTAGGAAATTTTTTAGCCTCGCCACTTCGGTAAAAATGCTCTTTGTGTAGATCACGCCAGACTTGAGAGATATTTAAACCTCCAGCTCCGTAAGCTCTAAATTTAGTGAGGATAAACTCCTTCATCCACTCTTCAAGCACGCTGGCGTTTTTCCTATGTTTGCCTCGTTTGTCTATTAGCGCTGCCGCGCCCTTTTCTTTATAGGCCTTTTGCCATCTAAAAAGGTTTGCCTGACTTATACCGCTATCTTCGCAAAACTTTTTACATGACACGCCACGTTTTTTAGCCTCTTCATACTCTTTTAACAGTCTGATTTTTTCGTTTATCTCCTCTTTTTCGCCATCGTTCAACACTGCGTATTCCTTGTTTAAATTTTCTTTTTTGCCGTCGCTCGCATCGTCTTTGCCGCCCTTTATTTCGCTAAATTTCATCCGTCTAAATCCGCTTTGCTCCGAGCTATCCTCTACGTATACACTTACGTCTTTATCTGCCTTGCCGCTCTTTATCGCCGCGTCTATGTCGGCGATCTCTACTGCAAATAGCAGCTTTGCTCCGCCACGGCTTCTGATGCCGGCGTCAGATATCTTTATGAATGGATATTTTGCTGAGCCCCTATTTATAGAATTTGCTAAAGCTCTTGGATGTATGCCGAAAATTTCAGCAGCCACAGCAGTTTTGACATAGATCATTTAGCTAGCCTTACTCTCTTCTTGTTCTTTTTTAAGACCACTTGGAAGCTCTTTGATTATCCCCTCACTTAAAAGCACTTCAAACACTTTCCTTGAAGTAGCGAAATTTTTACTACCTGCCACTTGACCACTTATCACCATATATGTGGTTCTCTCACTAAGATTGTGCTTTTTAGCCCACTGCCTTATGCTTATGCAGTTATCGGTAAAGTATTTCTTTATCACTTTGCGCTCCTTTCTTTTAATTTTCATAGTTAATAAGACTTTTATAGAATTTTTAAGCCCTCGTAAGTAAAATTTACTTGCTGCTATTTTTATACGAGGACTTAAAAATGCTATATTTTTGCTACAAAACGCGTGGGCTTAGATTTAACGAACATCGAGCGATAGATTTAAAAGACGATCTTAAAACGATGAAACATTTTAGACCTGATCTGGTAGATGCTTACGAGTATATACATGAGGGCATCATTAATCTAAACGCTTACGCTTCTTGTTTTCAAAAAATGCACAAAGTGGCTCTCAACTATCACCCCAAATATCAGCTAGTATCGGGCTCCACCGATTACGTCGGTATATTAGCTCACAGTAAAGAGGGCGACATTGCATCGCAATTATCTTTATCCATAGAGATAAAAACCAAAGCGCTACTAATACCTTTTTTAAATGAGGATTTTTTCTTTATTCCTAAAATTCTCAAAAATAAAAAGATAAAGATAGAAAACAAAAATAGCTTTCTATCTAGCCCAGATAGCTCGCCGTTTCTAAAAAAGAGCGTTCAAAACAGGCTGTTTTTCCCTTTATTTAAAGAGATAGATAGCCTTAATTCAAAACTGGACGAACTTGAAAAATCAGGAAAAGCGCCCATGCTTTACGATGAGCGCCGTAGACTATCTTTTTGATAGAGTTATAGCTTCCTGATAAAAGGCTCGCCTTTCGATTTCTCGCTTTTTAAGCTTTTTTGCTTTGTATTCAAGGATGCCGTCAATAAACTTTTTTGGAATTTTCATATCTTTTAGCTCATGCTTTATATTTGAAAGCTCGTTTTTGACGGCTTTTTCTATACGAGCGTGATCGCTTCCATCAAATTTGAAGTAATTGCACCCCAAAAAGCAACACTCTTTAGCAGCATCGATAACTTCTCCGCTAAGGCTCATAGACTTTATCTGAGCTCTCATACGAGCCAACTCTTTTTTAAAACCTTTGCGAGCTACCTTAAGTTGCCCTTCCTTAAGCTTACTAGAAGCTCCTTGCATGTTTTGCGTCTTCATAGCGTCTCCTTTTAGATAAGTCTTATTAACAATGAAAATTTAAAGAACTATTTTTCAAACCTTTGAAAGATTTAATCTCAAATGGGATATAATTTTTCGTAGATTTGAAAGAATTATATAGTATTTTAACCTTATTTGTCAAGGTTAAAATACTATGTTCATACATTTTTTAATCAAAGGCGGCAAAATGGACGATCAAAAAGATAAAGTTATATTTGAAAATATGAAAAATTTTTTTAAGGTCGATAGTCTCGAAGATGTAGCAGAAAGGTTAGGTTATTCTAGGAGCACGGCCGCCACATGGCGCTCAAAAGGCTTAACCTCAACTGTAAAATTAAAATTCGCCAGTCTAAGCGCAGATAAGGTTAATAAACCTTATAAGGATAAAGCGGATTTAAGGTATTTTGAGAATGTAACAGCAAGTGCTGGCTATGGCTCACAAAACGATGAACAAGATTATTCTATAATCCCTGTCGGTAGAGATTTTATGGAACAAGTTTTAAAAATACCATTTAAAAACTATGATGTAATTAAGGTTTTTGGCGATAGTATGGAGCCGTTTGCACAAGATGGCGACGCCGTAGTAGTGGATTTGGATGCAGAGGTAAAAAATGGCGACATAGTTATAGCAAACATCGGCGGAGACGTATATATAAAGAAATTTTTGAGAGACACGATACACAAAGAAGTAAAATTAACATCGTTGAATAGCTTTTATCAAGATATTATTTTAAAGGGCGAGGAAATAAATCAGTTAAAAATAATTGGTAAGGTTAGATGTAAATTTAATATCAATATGAAAATATTTTAAAATATAAAAATAAACTTAAAATGATGATTAATAGTTTAAGCTATTTCTAAACAATATTTAAGATTAAAATAGTTTTTTATTG